TGCTATCGCTAACACCATCGAAGAAAAACGCATGATTCCTTCTCCCCAGTACAGTCATAAAATCACAGCATCGCATCAGCAGGTAGGAAAGTCATTGTATAGTTGTAAATGGCCTCACCAGCATCATATATTATGTCCATAGACGAGATGCCCCCTTGAATGCCCGTGAAGTCATTTGACTCATCGAACTCAACTCCTGCGGGTTTTGCGTTCGTGGAGTCCTTCTCATTCTTATTATAGAAACCAGTGGGCATGAAGAAGTTCTTGGCAGTGTACTCATTGTTACCGGCTTCTATTTTACTGTTGTAGGGAATTTGTATTCCTACTATGTAATCGCTACCAGAACCACCTGAAATAAAATCAGGTATAAGCTCTCTACCATGAGTAACACCATGTGGACCAAGAAGAAAGAGGAAATCAGGTAAGCGGTCAAAAGCTGCTTTCCTAAGCGTTCTGCTACTGTTATTGACTATGGAATACAGGTCCTGAGCCTTGTCCCCTGCTGACTTCTGTTCAGCATCTCTACCACCTGAAAAACTCTCTACTTTTGGTGGATAGAAATTATACCCTGAATTTGAAAATGTAGGAGTAGATTTGCTATTACCAGCTTTTCCATTAGTTACTTGCTTAATCAAGACGCCTGAATCAGTTTGCGCATTGCCATCCTTGTCCAATGCATCGTAGAGTGAGGCTGTGTAGAGTGAGGAGTGCTGGTCATTTATGGCTTGACTAACAGCAGTAGCTAACTGTGTTGCAGTAGTGCTAGTAGTATTGATTTTTAATACATTAGTGGACGTATTGTAATTAGTAGTAACATCAGTGTCTTTTGTAAGAGTTATAGTAGAAATTGTTCCATTTGTGGATTGTAAGGTTATATTGTTAGTAGTTGAACCGAATGAAGAATACCAAGCGCCTAGATTATTAGATGAGACGAAACTTTGGTTTTGTGTGTTAACATTGAAATTTATCTTAGCTTCAGCAGCGGCCGCTCCCGTGGCTTGAGTATCATCAGAGAAGAAACCATCTATTCTGATTATGGCTTTGTTTATGTTCAAGTCTAAGGCAAGGCGCTGACTGCCAGCGAAGGGCATTGAGTTCGGCCCAAATTCTCTTTCAGTAGACAGTGCTATCTGAGTGGCATTCAGGGATATCAAACCGCCGTCCTCACGAACCAAACGGATTGGCGTCCCAGTAGCCATTAGAACAAGCCCCCGCTACCCGGCAAAATGCCTAATCTTCTCTGGAACTGCCTCGACATCTCGTTAGCTATTTCTCCAGCTAGTTTTCTCTTATCCAATTTGTCTGTTATACCACTCAGATTCTGCGTTATGGTAAAACTAAAGTTAGGATTATTGGATGCCGTTTGATATGCTCCACCAGCGGCGGTAATCGCCTTCACGGGGGAGGCTATGAAGTCTGGAGCTAAATTGGTCGCTACATCGGTGAGGCTGAAGTCCTTGATATTGTCAATAAGAGTTTTGATATCTTCTAGCTCGTTTCTTAGAATGGTGAATGGGTTTACTAGATTGAAAGTCGGTATGCTCAGATTTGAGAGTGTATCGACTACGGGCTTTATGAGTGTGTTATACAAATCCGCTATGATGTCAAAAGCAGTGGTAGCTGCACCAGAGGCTATGCCGAAGGCAGCACTAAATGCACCGCCTATATTAGTGACTAAACCAGATAGGACGCTGACTCCAAGATTGCTTGTTTGAGTCAATCTATTGACTTCGACAAGAGCGTTTCTAAGTGTTAGTAACGCTACCATCAGAACTCCTCCGAGTTTAGGAAGGAGTAGTCGAGTGTAATGGTTTCGTTACCAGTCTTGCTTTCCAAGGCTTGTCTAGCTCTTTCTTTGTTGTCACGGTCCTGCATGGCAAGAGCCCAAGTGAGTGATTGCTGGAAGACTGGTATGCTCATTTCTAAAACCTCTGCTATCGATATGCCATAATGTTTCGCTACGAAATAGGCGAACAACTGATTTTGAAGAACCAATGCGTCTTTACCAGTGTAGTTCTTCTGCTCCAGATACCTCTGAATCCTCAGTTGTTCGCTTTCGTAAAACCCCCTTGCATCGCCTCCGCCAGCTCAGTGGGCTTGGGAAGTATGGAGGATAATTGCTCACCAATGTAAGCATTTACGTCGCTTAACTCATCTGGTGTCATTGAGGGGTTGGTCCTCAATACCCAGTGCCTGAAAGCGTACCTCCAGTACCCTTCCAAATCCAAGCTGGCCGTACCGTCATTCTCCATCTTAAACATGGTTTGAGCAGCGTTCTGCATGTCAAGGAATGTAACATCACGAGTCCACACCTCCATTTTCAAGTCAGGATTGTCCCGACTGGCGCTCAATACGTGTTTTTGTTCATTCCTCTTCGTCAATAATATCTCCTTGTCTGCTATCTGCATTTTCATCACCTGTGGTTACAGCCTCTTCCGAGGGGGCATCCGACTCTGCATCTACAGCCTCTTCCGAGGGGGCATCAGCTTCGTCTATTGCGGCGTTTTCCATGATACCATCATCGTATCGGTTGAGTCTGAGGACAACCTCGGACTTCGTACCTCTAACGGTGATGTTACGCTCTTTGCACACTTCGCGCAATTCACGTACTGTCATGGAATTGTAATCTTTTACAGCAACGAATGGTTGCTCAACTGAAATAATTACTGTTTCTTTCTCAGGCTCAGGCTCTGGAGGGGCTACTTCTTCAACAACCTCCAAAGGAGCTTCTTCAATCTCCTCCTCCTGTATCTCCTCGTGTATCTCTTCAACAACCTCTTCCTCGTCTTCGGATGAGGGCTCGATACCATCAACCTCTTCGACAACTTCCTTTTTCTTAAGAGAGTCTAAGGCGGCTTCTACCCAAGGGGGAGTTTCTATCACATCTATCATTAGCTCGTCAATCTGCTTTCTTGACATACGCCCTTCAACAGTGACTTCCTTACCTAGTATACCGTTCAACCAATCGACATAACCCGATGCACCTAGCTTTCGGAACTTCCATTTTCTGGTTCCAGCTCTTGGTAACATGTTTCCTCCTAATAGTGAAACACTGTGTCTTGGGTGAAGACCCTCAGTGTCTTTGGCATAATCTTGAGTTTTGAGCGAAGTGGCCCTTTGTCATCAGGTATCGGCAGAGGGGCCTCAGTGATGAAGTAGTCATCCATCACTATATCCATGCTCTCTCTACCAGAGGAGGCTTCAGCTCCTTGCTTGGTGAAGGACAGTCTAACGAATTTAGTGGTATCATCAAAGCTCTCCACTGCTCTTCTCATTTGATGGTACAAGGTAGGGTCATCGACTATTATCTCCATATCTAGTTCGTACTCAGTCTTACCCTCTATGGCTAGACTGGCATTTCTAGCACCACCAAACGGTATCTGGTCCGTAGCGGCATTGGCTATGTTATTACCAGATATGGTGTAATGCTGTGCTACCCCGGTTTTGCCCTTCAAATCGAAAGACACTACTTGTCCAAGAGTTACACCACCGAGTTGTATGATGCCATTGTAGAACATGAAGGGCTTCTGGGTTCTCTTGCCTATACCAGCTATTCTTCTAGCTAGTTCAGTATTGGCTACATCCTCAAATATCCTATGTGGATTGTACCTATCACCCTTATTGCTACTCTCAAGCCTACCAGTGTCCGTATAGCAAAGCGCTGCATCGAATCCTAAATTGAGCTTGACGGCAGCATCTGTATCAGCGGTCATTGAGAATTCCTTGACCTTACAACCACGGAAGACACGAGTGAGCTGTTTAGCATCACTAGCTCCACCATCAACAGTTTCACCTGTAGTACCGTCATCATCCTGATTGTCCCTTCTCCTCACACTGACTTCCAAAGCAAAGGACGGAACCTCTGATTTTGAGAAGAGGACCCTGTTTACGGGGTCAGTGATAGTTCCAAAGGTGCTTTCTGCCGTACTCATTATCGGAGCTTTTGTGGTAGCGCTGTCGTATGCAGCGAATCCTATTGTCGTATTGTCTGCATGCGAGAAATCCAAGGGACCGTCTAGCCATATGTAGTGAGTTCCAGTGGAACCATTGTGCCTTATTGCCGCTATTCTCCTTACTTCGTATTTCCTAGCTTGTGTTACTAGGTCCTCCGGTCCAATACTAGTTGAAGAACCATATGTTACGGGACTTGAGCCGACATCCTTGTGTAGATGTAGGGCTACTGTATCAGTGTCGTTTATGAAAACATAATCTCCAGCGGCAACAGTGTCACCACTAGGAAGTGTTGGAGCGCTAGTGCTTCCGCCGTATTGTATAAAATTGGCACCGACATTTACCGCACCAGCTATACTGTAAGTTGTAGTGGGAGGTGGGTCATCTAAACGAACGGCCTCTTGACCCAAAGCGTAGTAGAGCCACCTAGCATTGTGCATAGCAGTCTCAAAAGCCCCGCCTACGTTGGTGAATCTACCGGGCACTTGCACTGCTACGTCCCTACCTAAGCCAACCACATGCATTCTCTTAAGGTCAACTTTAGTTTCAGGTAACGATATGGTATTAATTAAACCAGCAAACTGGTCAGTGAGAACTGATTCTGACGATGCATTAGCGTTAGCGTGGTACACAGAATCAACGTCTAAAGTAGGTGTCTTGAAAGGCATGATGTGAATTGTTCCGTTTGTAGTATCCACAGTCGTACAAGTATCAGCTTGGGCACTCAGCATCTTAGGTGTGATTTTCAAATCAGTGTAGTCTGCACCACGAGCGTCTGACACTATCGTGTATCTTCTACCGTCCTCAGAAAAATTGTCTCTTGAGTTGAAATTACCTGCTAAACCTGAGAAAACAAGCTCTGAGCCGACAAGCATCCCAAGTGGGTAGACAATCACACCGCCCTCTACTGGAGTATCTGTTGCTCCTTTCTGCAATCTTATGGTAGTAGTATCTTCACTTTCACTTTCAGCCTGAATCTTAAAGTGAAAACGAAGACCAGAACCTAAGCTACCATTATTGTCATAATCGGATTTCAAAGTGAGTCCAGACTCGTGCCCGAACGATATTTCTGTCAGGTCACCCTTATACACTGTGGACGGCATGCTCTCTCTCACCTCATGGGATTAGTTCCGCAAAGATAATCACTTCTATCTGGAAGGTCATTCTGAACAGTTTTTTGCTCCTATCAGACAAATCCGTGCGGGTTTTGTAAACGAGTCTGTCGAAGTTTGTGCCGTCCCCCTTTCTCTTTGTATGAACTAATCTTCTTATCTCGTTTTCAATTTTCTTAAGTCTCTCACGACTGTGCGTTGTCCTAGCATCGACTGTTATGTTTATCCTAGTAGTGACGAAATCAAAAAGCAACTCAGGCAACTCTTCGTTGTGTGCAGTCTCAAAGACCAATACAAAGTCCGATTTGTTCAAATCCAACCTCTTGCCTCTTTCCGCATCGGTGCTAGCTATGTCTACGACTATCGGTTTGATATTGTCAGTGTTGCCACGATTCCAAGAACCTGAAAGCAAATCAACTACAACATCGATTCCTTCTTTGAAGGTGGCTACCATTACATCTCCCTCCTAGATTTCCTAGTTATCTTGTCCTTATCTGGTAGTATCTTACCAGCAACATTGTGCATCATATTCTCAAAGAGAATTGGGGATTCTGTCATCATTCTCTTATCTACATTGTCAAGCACTTTGTCCATCTCTTCTTCCGAAACAGGATTATTCATTGATGTGAAAAAACCATCATCGGTTTCTTTGTAGGCATATACTCCCAACTCTTGTCTTAACACCATCTCCCTATACCCTTTAGTGACATCATCATCGTTGTAAAGTACAACCTGACTGATTTCTTCTTGGATGTCATTGTTCTTGAAAGCACTGTCCAACTCTTCATGAAGAGAATCTATCGTTACTCTTGCGAAGTCCCTATCACTCAAAGGCTACCACCTCGACATATCGAGGGAGCATTCTATCGATATCCTGCCTATAGAGCTGTATTTTTGATGTCAAATCGACGTTCTGAGTGCCTTCTGGTATCAACACACTCCTGTCGTCACTCATCAGTATATCGATGGCAACCATTTTTGTGCAGATATCTTCGATGGCCTTCTCAAGATATCTTTCACCATAGACGTAGGAAACCTTGACAGCATTCCACTCAAAGAAAGGATATGAGTTATTGAAGTAGACAATTCCCATCTCATGGTCCAACCAGTAGTCTCTGAGTCTACCTCTGTCCCCACTAGCGCTTCCACCCTGCAAGTCCACTTGCATGATGTGCTGTGTCAAAGTTCCAGCTATGTCTGAGAGAGATGACCCAACCACTATCACGCATCCAGTGAAAGTAGTGTCTGTCTTTCCAGTGTAACGGAAGACATCTCCACTAGCATCAACAACCACACCTGCATCGACGAAACCATTGGTGCTGTCTACAGTTATGGTGGTGCTAAGAAGACTACTGAAAGTGGCTGTTTTTATTGCCGTCTGCTCTATTGTTACGTTGCTGTCAGTTGAGACTAAACTGCATGACTCACCAGCTTGTGTTGACCTCATGCTAGTTACCTTAACATGACCGCTACCATAATCAGAATTAGCTGTAGCTAGGAACTCGTTATGCACAGCTACGTTGGATGTGCTACCCTCTAAGGTGAAAGCTGGGCTAAAATCAACCGCCGCCTTACTAACTCTATCTTCCTTGTTAATTAAGTCAGCAAGGTTCTGTGCTGTGGTTATCTTATCGAAATCAGCTCTCCATTGGTTTGTTGCAGTACCGGCTGTCAACACAGCGGCAGAACCGTTACCCGGTGACATAACGATTGAACCAGAGATAGCTCTAACGCCATCTGGTATCTTTATTCTAGCCTCAGAAGCGCCTATCTCTCTGTAGTCATCGCCCTGCCAAAGCTCTATTCTGAGCATCTGTTGTACGTTTCTAAAGAGGAGGGGGGTGGTTCCAACATAGTCAGTATAGTATCTTCTTCTATATGGTTTGTAAGTGTCGAAGTTTATGTACTCAGCCATAACCAAGTTTGGCCTCCAAGAGTTGTGTGTCATGTTGTCTATCTTGTCTTGGGACCTCTTGATTAGCTCCTCTACCTTCGACCTCTTTACTCCTCTAGTCCTGCCATTCGTGAAAGATGCTAAATTTTGTACAAAAGTATTGTCAGCAGACTGGTAATCAGCCGCCGTTATGGTGGTTGAGAAATTTAGATTGACGCCATTGACTGAGGTGGTGATTGAGGAAATAGTCCTCTCTACGCCAAGAGGGTCAGCGTCACTGTATATGAGTATGGTATCGTCAACCGAGAATCCTATGTTACGGAAGTCAGCACCTGTGACATAGACGCCATCTGAGTCTGAGTCATTAGATACCGCTACTGCCTCTTGTGGCCCTATCTCAAGCAAATCGGCTACTTTCTGAGCAGTAGTGTAAACTATCGCATCTGGGTCTAGGGGCCTTGTCTCTGCCTCACCGGGACTGAAAACCTGTGGCACTATTGACCAGCTCCTTGTTGTCTTCCAAATAGCTGGTCGAATATACTGTTTACTACATTAGCAGAGCCAGCCCCTTGAGACGAAGGACTGGGTTCAGGCACGTCTGGTTGTGATGCCTTGCTTCGCGCTCCAACAAGCTCCCCTCCCTCCATGGACAAAGTTTTAGGGTAAGCTTCTGCTATTCTTGCCCTTTGCTCATCAGTAAGTCCATCGCTCGGTGCAGGTGTTGGTTCAGGTGCAAAGAATTGTTCCGTCCTCGCTTGTCTCTCATCGAAACGCCTATCAGATTGTTCTTGTGCTAATTGCGCGGGCTCCTTTACTTTCTCTTGAACAGGTCTAGAAACCCTCACTGGTGGTTTTCTCGTGGGTGGTTTCACAAACTGGTCCAGTGTCATTTGACCTTCCGGTGGCATCACTGGTGGTTTTTCCTCTGATGGTTTTGGTAGAATTGGATTTCTCACTAGATTAGCGGCCGCTATGTTGGCCGCTGGAGATGCTTCAGGGACATCGAAACCATATTTTTGAGCAAGAGCATTTCTTATCTTACCCCAAGAATCGTCAGTTCTTTGTTCGGGATTCATAAGACTTAGTAAAGAAAAAGCCTTTTTGTTAATATCCTGCATTCCTTGTGGTTGAAAACCTTCTAGGAGAGCTTTTGACCCTGTTTGAAAGTCTATGTCTTCAGGCAATTTATCCAAATCGGCCATCATTTCCTCTGTGGTAGGTCTGAACACCTCTGCTTGTCTACGCTCTACGTTCAACTCTCGCTTTAGTTTATCAGCCATGGATTCTGGTTGTATGTTATACTTTTGTGTTAAAACATTTCTTAATTCTTTTTGCTCAGATTCAGATAAAGCATCGGGGCCCATTTGACTCAACAAACCCGTCATCAAAGAATTGACATCACTTTCACTCTCAGGCGTCTTAGAAGCCAATCTGTTTTTCAAATATTCAATAGGGTCTACTGGTTTCTCAGCTTCCATTTGGTCTGAGGTCAATTGCCTATCCAAAGCATCCATTCTACCAGTTCTAGCAGCTTTTGACTCTGCACCAGTTAGTTTTCCTACTTCAGAAGCTGGCTTTGCATAACCCTTGAATTCCCTCATGAATGCATCATGACCATTTTTTTCATATTTGCTCCTTAACCTACTTCTAATTTTAGTAACTTGGTCCCAGAAATGTCGATAATTTTTCATTTTTCTTTCGTATTCTTTGGTAGCTTGTGAGTGTCTATCAATCATTATTTGATTTTTGGGTTTGGACCTATCAAGTCCATCCTTGAGTGGTGGCACATCTGCGGGTCTTTTGAAAATTTCAGGGCCCAAATTTGGAGCTTTATCTCGTAGATATATACCCTTAGCCATATCAGTTAAATATTGATTTAGTGATTGAAGTTTTGCTCCACCACGACCAGTGCGGTCTTGTAGTCTAACAAATTTTGTACCAGCTTTTGATTTCTTCTTCTTTTTCTTGGCTTTGAGAAAATCCCAAGAATACTGAAATGTCATTCTTTGACCCCCATGTTATAGTTCATGGGTTTTCTACAGGAGCCACAGGTTTCTCTCCACATAAAGTGGAGAAGACCACAGTGCGTACATCGAGTGCCTGAGCCTATATTGAGTACATCGGCGGCTTTCTTGGCATTTGCTCTTTGCTTGCGAATCGCCCCTTTTAGGGGATTCTTTTCATCAACCACTACATTAGCCTGATAATGAGTATCTGAACGAATGTTCTGCTTTTGAGCCCTTTCGATGTCGTCAATATCGAGAGTCTGCAAATCGAAACCCATTCATACCCCTCACCATCAAACGTATGTTACCAGAATGTAAACATTGCCCAAGACCATGAAAGGGTCCGAGGCAATTAGACTAGTCGTACTCGACGCATCACTCAACGTACCCACTGCCGAAGCAATGGTCGTTGTCAACGTAGACGTGTCACTGAACTCCTTCGGTGAGAAGGGTCCCACGACTTTGTACTTCGGTGTTAGATTAGCCATTTAGGTCACCGCCTTAACTGCGGTGTCCCATAGCAAACCATGTACCGTCTTGTCCATTCACATTCTGAATGACTAGACTGGTGCCGTTAATGAGTGCGAACACCCCATCGACTCCAGCCCCTGTACCAGCGGTGCTGCTTCCTGCAACTGCGTTACAGGCTACTATGTCAGCTAGTAGACCAGAGAGGTCTATGCTTCCACCTGCATCGCTACCGCCGTTTGTGAAGGTCCCAGTAACCATTAGTAGGTTACCCATTACGTGTGGTCTTGTGTCTATTGTACTCTCAAATGCCATTTTTTCATCACTCCTCTGTCAATTCTTGCTCTTCAACTGGTGCTGCCTCTTCTAAGACTTCCTCCACTGGAGGGGCCTCTACTACCTCTTCTTCGACTGGTGCTACTACTGCCGGTTCAGGATTTAGATAATCCTCAACTAATTTCAAAGCGCCGCTCTTTGTGGTGTATGTCGCTGTGGGAACTATGCCTCTTTCAGCCAACCAAGACATTATTTCGGGCCTTCTCCAACTACTGTCGGGGATGCCGTCCCCACCCTCATCGTGGTGAGGAGGCTCATCCCCAAGCAGTGTCCAAGATGGCTCAACCAGAAATCTTCGGTAAGTATCGACCCATCCCTGCGAAACCTCCCTAACCTCACCTCTGGTGAAGTCAGGCATGTATGCATCGGGGCTCCTTGCGTAGAAGGATTTGCCATTATACCTAAGACTGGGCAAGTAGACCACCTCAGACCACTATGAGCAGTAGCTCTGCTCCGCTCGTGTCGTTGGTAGTACCGTCAGTTGTCGCTTCTATGTCGAAGGTAAGCACGAGGTCGCTGGTTTTTACCACTGCAAAGTTAGCAGTTGCGTCTGCGTGCTGTCCTACCACTGTCAAGATTTTGCTGCACTCGCCGCTTAGGGTTAGTGTTTCACCCTCGGCTAAAGCGCTGTTCATCGTAACAGCGAGAA